ACGCCACCGTCACAGCGGCTGCCAACTGACGACCGAAAGCCATCTGCTTGGCGTAGTCGACCTCGCTACCCTTGGCTGCACGGGCCACCGCAAACTCAATATCCGAAGGCGGGGGGAGTGGAAGATAGGACTGGGCTAGGCGGGACTCAGCGACGACGACCTTGGGGGAGGTAGCGTTACGCTCGATAGCGACAAGGGCGGCGCCTACGCGGTGATCCGTCTTGTCGAGGTCTTTGCCGAGGGTCGTGACGACGGCCTGAGAGGTCGGGGCGTCCGGCTGTTTCGGCAGCGGGTCAGTCGAGGACGTGCTACACCCGGTCAGGCAGAGAGCGATGACCAGGAGCGAGCGCACGGCTTACTTGCCCTTGAGGGCGTCGAGGGCTTGGCGGCCTTTGGCTTCAAGCTCGGAGGCTTTGCCAGCGTGCTTGCGGAATACCAGAGCACCGGCGACGAAGCCGATCAGGAGGGCGAGGAGGTGGGTAATCATTGGGGGTCGTTGGAGATGAGTTCGACTTTGACGAGGGGGCCGAGGTCTGCGGGGGTCTGCGGGGAGGCGAAGGTGACGGTGCAGTCGTGCTCGGTGAGCAGTACGCTCGATGCGATTGCGTTAGGGAACAACACTGAAAGAAATGCCGGCGGGCATTGTGTGGTGTCCATCTTCCCAATCAGAAAACTGATTCGGTATGTAATCATGTTGAGTGGTAAATCTTGGTACCGAAAGTAGAAATAGAAATGTAACTGGTCGCAGTCGCCGTTGCATCACAGCCTTCGATGTAAAGGCCGTTGTTAGTAGTCCCGGTAGGCCCAAGCGCGGTTGTGGCAACCTGTGCGTCATTGACGTAAAGGGTGACGTTACCGGTTCCGTCCGAATAAATAGCCCAGTCGAAGGCTTGTTTAGCAACTGGAGTAAAGGAGCTAGTAACATTTACTAAAGTTCCGCTAGCATTGGCTACCGTAAGAACTAGGGGGCTAGTGCCTCCGCCTGCGAACTTCCAGCCAACCCCTTTAAAACTTGCAATAAGATCGCCAGAGCTAAGGCCATTCTTTCCACCGAGATTGATGCGAGCAAAGGTGTTTGCATCTCCAATGCCAGCAGAGCTAGACCAAACTCCGTATAGGCATCTTCCAACAATCCAGATTTTCTTACTCCAGTCGTGGACATTTAGATTGGCGCCGCGAGTGTAGCCTGCGTAGCCGATGCTTGAGCCAGCAGTGTCAAATGTCCATTGACCATAACTGCCAGAGACTGTCGAAGATGCATAATCTTTGAACCTTCCTCCGTTGCTGTTATAGTAACCGCTTAATGCCGTCCCGCTTTGGCCGACAGCCAGATATAGAAGCTGGTAGCCAGGGCTGAGCATCATTTCACGGACGTTGGCGATGCTGGCAGCCTTGGTCGTGCTGGAGGGTGAATTGACATCCGCTGTAGCGCCAAACGCCGGGACCGCCGCCGTGACGAACGCCGTGGTGGCAAGCGCCGTGGTGTTGTTGCCCGGGCTTTGCGTTACGCCGATTGAACCAGTCGGTAGAGATGGCGAGCCGCTGAAGGTCGGACTGGCGAGGGGAGCGTAGGGCGACAGGTCGGGATTAAAAGCCGCCGTGGTCTGAACGGTAGCGTCCCCAAAGGTGATAGATCCGCCAGAAGCTGGAAGAATTAACCCAAACGGAGAAAGTGTGGTTACGTAATCGGTGGAGCCAGGGTTATCATAAGCCCGCAGGCTTAGGACACCCGTTGCGGTGACATAGTTTAACTCGAGGCCAGACGTAGGACTTGACGGATTGCTGGTGTCGTAAGTCGGATAGAGGGCCAGACTAAAATTATTCTTATCTAGACCGAATGAAGCAGACTCGCTGACAATAGGCGAACCGCTGCCATCGTCTACGTAAGAGGCGGTGCTTCCGCCAACTCCATAATTACCGCTTGAGGTAACTACATTTAAAGTCGAAAGCGTGTCGCCAATATCAGGCGCTCCTTCTGACAGGTTAACCGCCCGGAAGGCCACCGTGTTTGTAGCACCAAGCAATAGGTTGGTACGCGCCGTAGCCGTGTTAGCCAAGCCAGAGAGATTGCCAGCCTTAGAGAGATAGTCAGCCGCGTTGGCCTTAAGGTCCAGCGCCGCCTGTAGGTTCGTATTCCCAGAGACCGCCCCAGTGATGTCCGAGAAGTCCACCGAGGTCGCAGGGGTGACGCCGCCCACATTGACCACCCAAGAGGCGTATGTACCCGACCCGGTGTGGTGATTAACGTCCACGGTCAGGACGCCAGTGCCAGAGTTGTACGTCAGTACCTCTCCGTGCATATGGTTCGACGCGTTGTAAGAAATCGTGATGTTCTGGGTCGGCGTGTACGAGAGGCCCGTGCCAATAGTGAACGTCTTGTTGCCGTTGCTGACAGTGTTGCTCGTCGTCGAGGTCGTCAGGTAACGGTCGCCGGGGATGACCACATCCCAAGCCGCGTTCTTCCGGGCGTACTGCGATCCGTCCGAGGGGGCGTCATTGACTACGGCCAGAGTGCCGAGGCCAGAAATGTCGGTATTGTCGAGCGTCACCACGCCGGTCTTTCCTGCGACCGAGGTGACGGGGGCAGAGGTCAGGTAGCCCTGCGCCTTGACGAAGGCCGTCGTGGCGATGCGGGTACTGTTGTCCGAGGTGGCAGGCGTGGGAGCGCTTGGGTTGCCGGTCAGCGCTGCGTTGTCGAACAAGATTTCAGCTCCAGGGTAAGCCACCGTCTGCTTGGATATTCCACCATGCCAAAACGTGATGCCGTCCCCTTGGATCGTCATAGTCTTTGCACTTGAGCCTGAGCCACCAGACAGTTGGATTCCGCTCCAAGTTACGTTTGTATACCAATTAGCACCCAACGAGAAATTGTTTAAATAGAGGCCACCAATTGCATCGGTATTAAAAATGGCGCCCGTCATGTAGCCTCCAGCCAGAGGGAGGTAGGACGATAGGTCTACTGATAGGACGCCAGAGGCAACGGCCAGCGGGGCAGAGACGCTGTTGATGTAATCAGCGGGAAGGGTCAGCCAGCCAGTGTCGTAGGAGGTCGAGGAAAGTTTCTGAAGCACCTGCCCGGTACTACCGCCAGCCGCCACGCCTTGACCAGCTGCACCAGCGGGGCCAGCCGGGCCGGGGACGCCGACGCTACCTGAGAGCGTACCAGTAATCGTGCCAGTGACCGTGCCGGTGATGGTGGACTGGTCAGCCGCAAACGTGCCAGAGATGGTCCCGAAGGTCGAGGCCGTCGAAGTGATGATCGCGTCGGGCATGGTCTTAGACCGTGACGGAGTCGATGACGTTGACGCGGAAGATTTCGGTGCGGCTCACCGTCGAGCCAGGGAAGACGAACTTGATGTCCCAGCGGGCTAGGCCCAGCGCCCAAGAGGCAGTCGAGCCAGTGTAGGCCACCGTGAAGGACAGGCCGTCGCCGGCAACCGTGACCGTCATACCGTACTCATTGAAGTCGCGGTCCTCGAGGGTCGAGGTGATGGTCGTGGCAAGGAGGTTGGCAGGACCAGTCGCCCCGGGCGTCCACGTGAAAGTGCAGGCGAAAGTGTTGCCCTGCGACAGGCTTACTTGATTGGTGCAGCTCATCGGGTCTTAAACTTGCCCCGATTGGAAGGGGGGTGGGGGGTGCGTCAGGCGGGGGGTATGATTTGATCAATACGGAAGTCATTCACGAAAGTGAAGGACCCGGCCAGCGTAGGCACCTCAACCTCAATCGGCACATAACTGCTCTCGACGGTCACCGAAAAGGACTGGGTGCCAGAGGGAGAAGCCGAAGAGCCGGTCTTAGCAATCATGCCGGCGAAGTTATAGTTGTAACTCGGGTCGATGCTTCCGGCAAGATTCCTGCCCAGCGCAGTAGTCTCCACCGTCATGGACTGGAATGAAATCGTGCCGTTGATTACGGTGCCCTTGTTCCAGCAGCAGACTTCGGCGTCGAGAAACAGTTTAACAGTAGTCGTCTGCTTATAGTCAAATGTCAGTTGGGTAAAGTCGTAGTATTCGTAGAGAAGTGTCTGCTCGTTAAAGACCTCGCTCTGGTAGTTATCGACGGTCAGGTCGACCGACCACGCTCCTACTTGTTGACCGTAAATCCCTCCGGGGATTATTCCTTCAGGAAGAATATAATACTCGGTGTCGAACTCTGGGCAAACCTGGCCGACTCCGAACTGATCATTGCCTACATCATATTGCGTGTCCAGATACCAGCGCGGTAAGTAAGAAATGCCCGGGCCGTTACCGCTGTTTCCTGTTGAGTCAATTGTGCCAACAGTTCCGTTGGGATTAGGCGCAGGGTCAGCCGGCCCTGGGGCAGGGGTTGGGTCGTAGGAGCCGACTATATTTGTCGGATAGGTAGCGTCTATTTCAAGGTTGTTGTTGTATTTCTCTAGGTAGAGTTTGTTGCCAAATACACCGACAGAAATTTCATATCTAGTCGGCCAATCAATTCCAGCGCTAACCAGGCCTAGGTGTACCTTAGCCACGCAATCCCCTGGGTAGTCTTTATACCACTGTTGGGAGCCCCAGAAACTTGGCTGGGTAGGGGGTCTAGGCCAAGTCTCTGGCTGAGATGGATCATAAGGGACTTCTACATAACTTTCTAAGACCGTTCCGGTAGGCCTTGGAGTTGTCGGAGTGGTGTTCGTCTCACTTAGCTGGATGTAGACCGCAGCGGCTCGTGGAGTGAGTGCCATATCAGACAGCGCTCCACCAGTAACTCACAGTAGAACCGCCGCACTTGAAGCGCTCGCTCCAAAGCGACCCGCAACCCTTGTAGTTGTAGGCGTTAAGCGTCCTGACCCCTGAGACTATCTTGCCTTCGACGATGCCAATCAAGAAATACGACTTAGTATCCGAGTCGACCTGCTCGGTGGTCTCGATGGAGATATAGGGAGGCTTAGTCGAGTCCGGGTATTTAAAGTCAGGCGAGCCGGAGTTCTCCGTGACGATGTAGACGTAGTTGGTGACGAGGGTGGTCGTCAGCGCCGCGACGAAAACTTGGATGTTCGGGGGCGGGGTGACGCTTAACAGGGAGCCGCCGTTGCTGGCCTTGACCCCGAAGTTGTTAATCGCTCCAGGGCTGACGTTGATGTAAATCTTGGCCGCGGTGGCGTCGTAGCGGAGGCCGTAGATTTGCAGGGGGCAAATTGACTCGTCGTTATCGGGCCACGGATCACCAATGTCCAGGGTGACGCCCTGAGACGATGAGATGTAACGATAGCCGACGCCGGGTTGCATGATTAGGCGTTAGGATAAACGGCTTCGACATAGCCGTCACGGTTGTAGCGGATCTCATAGTTTACCTTGTAGAGCAGGCCGAAGTCCTCGACGTTGACCTGGGCAAGTAGCAACTGGTTGCGGGAGCCGCTGCTCGTGACGAAGGCCGTGCCCATGTAGGTCGGAAGAAGGCCGATGGAGTTAAAAGAACCGTTGCCGCTGGTTTTGCCGACACGGTCAACTAAAGACTTTGGTGTTACTTCGGTGTTAGTGTAGAAAATGCCAGAGAATGAAGTCTGAGGGGCAAGGTAGTTGGTTTTGCCGTAATACAAAGGTGCAGCTGGGTCTTTGAAGCCCGTGAACTTGCCACCGTTGGCGCTTGCGAAGTGGGCACCGTTCAGGCCTTTGAACTCTGTTGTAGAAATGGTAGACGCCGTGAAAGGAGTGGGTCCAGCGATGCCAGTGGTGGCCGTAAAGAAGTTGCTGTGCGTGCTGATGTGCTCGGAGGTCAGTCCCTGGGACACGCCGACTTGAGGGTTGGTGCGGGTGCCGCTATTGATGGCAGGGTCGATGCCGACGTAGTCCACGGTGATTAGGGCAAGTCCAAGCGAGTCGTAAGCAATCGTGTACTTGTGCGCGTCGCAGAAGGAGGCGCCTGCGAGAGGGCAGGTGGAACCGCGGTTGACCACTGAACCGAGGGACGCGGACTGGTCGGACTTCCAGACCACCGTGGCAGTGATCAGGCCGTAGCCGTCATCGGAGAACTTGCCTCCTGGCTGTTGAAGCGGGACGGTAAGGACGTCGCCTTGAGAGATGCGTGCCATGGTTATTTAAACTTGGGATAAGCGGGTACGGAGTAATCTGGTTTGCCTACGAATTTGGTAAAGTCGATGTTTACAGATTCAGGTCCAGCAATCTTCTCGAGTAAAGCGGTCTGTTTTCTGGCTTCTTCGAGCTGGGCGTTCATGGCCTCCATGACCGGGTTGTTGCCGACCCCGATGACGTTTGAGAAACCCTCCGGGCCTTTAAAGTTAATGGCGTTTGATTTGGCCACTTCATCAGCTGCTTTGGCGGCGGCGGCGGCGACGGACGGATCGTTTGGGTTATCATTTAACAGTTCAGCCCGCTTGTTAGAAAGTGCGGCCCTTCGGGACAGCACGTCTTGCATCTCAGGGTCTGTGGCAATTTTGCTAACGCCAGTAAACATTGCGGTGTGCTTTAGGCGGCGTCGTGCCATCTCTAGCGGTCCTTTTCCGGCGCCTTCGTCTAGGTACTGTTTCAGCGCAAGGTTGCCCTCGCTGTCGCCAAAGACTCCCTGCTCATCTCCGGCATCAAGGAACGCCTGCGCGGCCTCCTCGCGTTGGCTTTTTGACAACTTCTTTTCTTTTGAAGTGCCTGTGATTCTGTTGGCGGCTCGGGCCATTTCGGTCGCACCCTTGTCAGCGAAGACCGAAGTACCCTTTGCGGCAAAGTCTAAGACGTCCTTGGTGTCTTGTTTGGCTTTAGAAATGGCATTAGATATCGCTGAGATGGCCGAGTTAAGCAGGACCAGAGGGGCGACGAAGGCGAAGGCAATGTCCTTGAACGCCATGCTAAACTTCTTGCCAATGTCTTCTACCTGCTTGCCGAAGCCGACGGTGGCGGCCGTGGCCTTGTCCATCGCCTGCGGGACATCCGAGGTGGTCTTGATATTGACTGTGAGGTCTTGGGCCATGTCAGGTAGTGCTTTCCTTTGCAGGATTGGAAGCAGCCTCCTTGGCTTCCTCCTCGGCCATGAAGGCTTCCTCCTCGGGCGACATGATCGCCACGTCCGCACCCTTGGAGATAGCCAGGGCGGAGTTAAGCCAGATGGCTTGGCACTCCGGCATCTCCCACGCTTGCTTGTAGTCGATACCTGACGCAGTTAAATTGGCCACAATGGACAGCGGCCACGGTACGCCCTTGCTTCCTGCGCTGCTCTTCTTCGTTTGCTCCCAGAACTTTGGCCAGTCGTTGACTAGGATGTAGCCGGCGAAGGCTTCGAGCATGGCCTCGAACTTGTCAGGGTTGCGAGACAGGGATAGCATCCGCAGCTGATCGCGCCAGCCCATGTCGCCTAGGGGTTCTTCAGCGCACACCTGACAAGCAAAGATAAGGTCGGCAGGGGTCAGGTCTCGGGAGCCTGTCACCAGCGGGGAGTCGAAGGCCATGAGACGCACCCTGTACTTCAGGCACCATGGGTAAAGGGAACGACCCAGCAGCCGAAAGGGAGCGGGGTCGATAAAGGCCGCGAGGAAGCGCTTGTCCATGCCGCCTAGTGTAGCCCACTTGGGGCTAAGTCAATTAGGCAGGCGTGATGCCTTCGTAGTCGATAGCCGTCACAGTGACCGCAGTGAAGCCCTTGTTGGAGCCCTTCTCGTCAATCTTGGTGACCGTGCCGACAAAGGAAACAGAGGCCGAACCAGCCGGGTAAGCGGTGGCGGCATTGAGCGTAAAGCTAAGAGCCACGCCGAGGACCGGCATCGTGGAGGTCTTGCACACGCCATCGATGGTGATGGAACTCATGCGGTCGTCGAGCCGGTGGGTCTTGGTCAGGCCAGCTTCGTCGACCACCGTGGCCTCGGCGTTGAACGAGGATGCGAGCGAGTAGCTCTGGACGAAGAGGTTGGTGACGGTACCTGCGACACCGTAGAGACAAGTGACTCCGTTAGAGATAGCGGCCATTTGAATATGCTTGGTTTGGTAACCTTACGCGGGGAAGACGGCCAGTAGGTCGAACGTGAACGAGGTCGCCCAGGAGCGCTCGTCGATACCCTCGTCTTCGGACTGCATGGTAACGTCGTAGCAGGACGCGTCGCCAGTGGCCGTGAAGGCCGCCTTGATGGAGGTCAGGTCGCGCATATTGCCGGACAGGGCGGCGCAGCGGAGGCGGTGATCGGCGAGGGTAGTGTCATCAGCGTTCGAGAACAGGGTGATGCGGACC